CGACGCAGCCATCACTTTCGGAGATAAACATGAACCCCATCGTTGTTATTTGGATCCTTGCCGTTGTCGTCTCCATCCTGGTCGGCCGTGAAGCGGGCAAGTGGCTCTTCGGCCAGAACGCGAAGCTGATGATCAAGAAGCGAGCCGCCCAGGTTCTGGCTGCCAAGCTGCGGGCCATGGGACTGAAGCTGCTCCCGGCGCTCCTGGAAGACTTCGCTTGCGGCGACGTGCAGGACATGGTCGAGAAGATCCACGACGTGGCCAAACTGATTGAGGCTGGCAGCGACGCGATTGAGAAAGAGCTGGAGCAGACGTTCCAGAATGTGCTGGCGAAGAAGCTGGCGACGCCCGAGGGGCTGGCCTACGTCAAGGCGCAGCTTATGGCGCTGAACGCTTCGGCTGCCCCGAAGGCTGCTTAGGAAAATACACCGGTCGCACCGCTCCCGCACGTTAGCTGGCGGTGACGTGCATAAGGGGCCGGTTGAACAACACCTGGGATAGCATCTTAGGCCCGTCAGCCCCGCGACGAAAGCGGGGCTGATTCTCCAACAGCTCTCTGGCGAGAGCTGTTCGAGAATCAGAGGACGAGAGAGGACGAGAGGCGAAATCATGAAGACTGTTCTTGCTGCGCTTGCGGCCCTTTTGCTCATGCTGCTCCCGTTTCTCGGCTGCGAAGGCCCGAGGCAGCGGCAGCCCCGTCGGGTGCCTGTCACAACGGTAAGGGTGGTCGCTTTCACGGCCACCTGGTGCGGTCCCTGCCAGCGGGCGAAGCCCTTCCTGGCGCAGATTCGGTCGAAGAGCGTCGACGTGCGGATTGTCGACATCGATGCGAACCCGGACATGGCGCGTGAGTACAACATTGTGAGTGTTCCCACGTTCCTGGTTTACGTCGGCGACAGGCAAGTGGCGCGCACGTCGGATATTTCGGTCGTGGTGGCGATGACCCGATCTCAGTGACTCGATCTCAGTGACTCGATCTCAGTGAGGAGGACGCTGTGGCTCGTCGACGTTGTCGCAACTGTCCGGATGAACCCACGCCCGAGCCGCTGCCGCCGAAGACCATGTCGGTCGTGGCTGAGGAGGGTGAGAAGCTGTGGAATCAGGCGCTCTTTTCGTGCCAATCCGTCGTCGAGATGATGGCGGGGTATGTGATGCTGGGCGTGCCGGGCGATCCCGTGCGTGGTTTGCAGAGGCTCGGGGCACGGATCAACCAACTTGCCAGTCAGATCGATCAGATCGATCAGATTGATCAGATCAGTCAGATCGAGCAAATCAACCAACAACATGAGGCTCGCGATGCGAATAGCAATCCCGTTGAGTGACGCATTCTCACAATACCTGCTGGAAGTCCGCATGCCCACCGGGGCGCAGACGGTGACGGTGGACGATTCGCACGCGGTCGTGGAGATTGTGCTGCCGGCTGGCGTCCACGAGGACGAGGTCGAGATCGTTGGCTGTCCGCTGGATCGCCGAGGGCGCCCGGCAGCCGGGTGCGGGGAGGTCGTGTTGAAGGCGCGGGTTAAGCGCCCCGAGCCCAAGGCCGAGCCCAAGGCCGCGCCCAAGGCCGAGCCCGTGGCTGAGAAGGCCGCGCCCAAGGCCGAGCCCGTGGCTGAGAAGGTCGAGCCCAAGGCCGAGCCCGTGGCTGAGAAGGCTGAGCCCAAGGCCGAGCCCGTGGCTGAGAAGGCTGAGCCCAAGGCTGAGTCGAAGCAGAAAACAAAGAAAGCGGAGCGGAAGCCGGAGCAGTCGCAAGCAGCGGCCCCGGCCGCGAAGAACGAATCATACGAATCATGAGGTTGCCCAGGGCGAACGCCGATGCAACCAGCGTACCTTACTTGCCGCTGACCTACGCGAACCTGTGCTTGCAACCTCATTAAATCATGCGCCATGAATCCCCTTTTGAACATCGTCACACAGACAATGATCGAGGGGATGCGCAGCAGGACGTTGACTTCCTGTAGTCGCTGGGCCGAACACCGCCGTGTGATGGGTGCACCATTCCACGGCGCTTACAGCTTTTGCCGCCATCCCTGGTGTCGCGCACCACACGACAGCAAGGCGCAGTGGACAGTGGCGATGAAGGCGGCCCAGTTGGGTGTGACCGAGACTGGCATTAACCGGGCGTTTTATACGCTTGACCAGCTCAAGCGTGACGTGCTCTACGTGCTGCCGACGACGCTCAACGCGAGCGATTTCAGCAAGGCCCGTTTTGCCACCGCTTTGAAGCTGAGTCCGTACCTTAAGAATTTGTTCGTGGACACGAACACGGTCGGGCTCAAGTCGACGGGCACCAACGTGCTGTATATCCGCGGGAGCCGTGGCGACAGTAACCTGAAGTCCATTCCTGTGTCGGAGCTGGTGCTCGACGAATTGGACGAGATGGACACCCACGCTGTGTGGCTGGCGTTGGAGCGCCTTTCTGGGCAGGTCGAGAAGCATATCGTCGCCATTTCGACGCCGACTATTCCGCAATTCGGGATCCACAAGCTGTTTCTCACAGGCACGCAGGAGCATTTCTGCTTCCGCTGTCCGCATTGCAGCCGCTGGACGGAGTTGGTGTGGCCCGATTGCGTCGAGATTGTTGGAGAGTCAGTCAACGACCCGCGGTGCAAAGAGTCGTACATCAAATGCAAGGAGTGCGAGCACAAGCTGGATCATAAGGCCAAGCCGGAGTTTCTTGCAGACGGGGTTTGGCGGCCGACGGAGTTGCAGGTCTCGGCGGACGAGTGTCGCAGTTTCTACATCAATCAACTGTACTCGTCCACCGTCACGCCCGGTGAACTAGTGATCGCGTATCATCGCGGGCTCGGGGACGAGGCCGCGAACACGGAATTCCACAACAGCAAACTGGGTCTGCCCTTCATTGGCGACGGAGCCCAGGTGACCGACGAGATGCTCGACGACTGCGTGCGAGGGCACACGATCAATGACCGCCGCCCGCAAGTCGGGGGCGACCGCCTGATTACGATGGGCGCGGACCAGGGGAAGACGGGCTACATCGCGATTGTGGAGTGGAAGTTCGACCAGGATCCAGGGTTGGATCTTAATGCGGCAGCCGTGGGAACACTGATTTGGTACGGCAAGTTCCTGGAAGACGGGTGGGACTATCTCGCGGATTTGATGCGGGAGTGGCAAGTTCTGGCGGCCGTGGTCGACGCGGACCCGAATATCAATGACGCCCGCCGGTTCGCCAAGCGGTTTCATGGCTACGTCTGGCTAACACGGTATCGACGTGGTCAGACGGCGAAGGAGATCAATATTCAAGAGGAGGACAGCGGGTCGCCGTTCGCAATTGTCGATCGGACCAGTTGGCTCTCCTGCACGCTGGGGCGGTTCAAGTCGGATCCGCCGCGCATCCTCCTGCCTCGGGATATCTCGTTGGAATTCCGGGATCACGTCAAGAACCTGGTGCGGACTTATAAGAAGGACGACACGGGGAACTTGGCGGCGGAGTATGTCAATACCGGTGCGGACCACTTTGCTCACGCTCTGTGCTATGCGGACATTGGTTTGGCGTTGGCTGCCACGTCGAGTGGCGCGGGCGACGTTGGGAAAGTCACGTAGGGCGGACTTGCGACTTGAGGCTTGAACTATGAGCACACTACCCAATCTCGTCGATTCGCGTCATCCTGGTTATCTCAACGGGATGACGGATTGGCGGAAGTGGCGCCTTACTTACGAAGGCGGGGACGAGTTCAAGGAAGCCTACCTACAGAAGTTCAGCACGCGCGAGGACCAGACGGATTTCTCTCTGCGCAAGTCCATCACGCCGATACCGCGCTTCGCGGGGTCGGCTGTCGACGACATCCGGAATTCGATCTACCAGCGCATGCGGGACATTGTGCGCAGGGGCGGGAGCATCGGGTACCAGAATGCGGTCAACGGTTTGAACCTCGGCGTCGATCGTCGCGGCGCGACGATGAATGCTTTCCTGGGCGTCAAGGTCCTGACCGAGTTGCTGGTGATGGGGCGTGTGGGCGTGTTCGTCGACGCACCGCCCGTGCCGCCTGGGGTGACCTTGGCGGACGCCTTTACGACGAATCCATACCTCTACAAGTACGACATCGAGGATATCCTTTCGTGGACCTGCGCGAAGCCTGAAGCCCCGTCCGAGTTTCAGGCCGTCTTGCTGCGGGACACGAGCATGCAGTTTGACCAGTCGACGCTTCTGCCGACGATCAGCGTTCAGCGGTACCGGTACCTCTGGATCAATGCGGCGACCGGTCGGGTCAATCTGCAGTTCTACAGCACGGAAGGCGACCAGATTGACCAATACGGCAACCCGGCGGGGCCGGTTGAATTGGAACTGATGCGCATTCCGTTCTTCCTTCTGGACATCGGTCGCAGCCTGATCAAAGACGTGTGCCAACACCAGATCGCGTTGTTGAATCTCGGGTCCAGCGACGTGAACTATGCATTGCGGTCCAACTTCCCCTTCTACGTCGAGCAGAAGGACATGCGGGCGGTCGGCGCCCACCTGAAGCACTCAGCCTCCGAAGACGGCACGTCGACCAGTGGCGGTCAAGGTGCGGCCGACGCGAGCGTCAAAGTCGGTGCGACGCACGGGCGCACTTACGACAAGGGCATGAATCAGCCCGCGTTCATCAACCCGTCTGCCGAGCCGTTAAACGCGAGCTTGGCACTGCAAGACCGGTTGAAGAGGGATATCCGCGAGCTGGTGAACCTCGCGGTGTCGTCCCTGGCGGTTCGCGCCTCGGCAGAGTCCAAGGCGATGGACAATCAGGGGCTTGAGGCGGGGCTCAGCTACATCGGTCTGTTGCTGGAGAGCGCCGAGCGGCAGATCGCAGAGTTTTGGGCGGCTTACGAGGAGCGGGACCCGCGGAAGCGACAGATCGCTTTGGTCAAGTACCCCGAGCGGTACAGCCTCAAGTCGGATGACGAGCGAATCAAAGAGGCGAAGGATCTTCAGTCGTTGGCGAAAGAGATTCCTGGGCGCCGCGTGAAGCGGGAGTTGTCGAAAGCGATTGTGCAGACATTGCTGGGCGGGAAGATTCCGGTCCCGGACCTGGAAGACATCAATCGCGAGATCGAAACCGCCAACTACACGACGAGCGACCCGGTCACGATTATCCAAGCCGTGCAGAATGGCGTGTGCGGAGAGCAGACGGCGTCGGAGGCACTTGGCTTTGATGACGACGAGTATCTGGAAGCTCGCAAGGACCATGCGGAGCGTGTGAAACGCATTGCCGAATCGCAGGGGATGGGTGACGGCAACGGTGAGGGCGATCCGGCCGCGCGTGGCGTGCCGGACTTGTCGGCGGACCCTGGAGCGGGAAAGAAAGAAAAGGCGGCAAGCCGCAGCACTGATCTGCAGGACTCAACGAGGCCGCGGGTGCGAGGGGCCGGCAAGTTTAAGGCAGAGTAGCCGCGGTTTGATCCCTTGACTGTGAGGTGACTCTTGGCAGCTTTTCCACCGATTTTCATTGAAAACGGCATTCTCCGGCAGATGGCTGCGGGGGATTCGGTCCAGGTTAAAGGCGACTTGGATTTAGGGTCGTATTCGGTCGTGACGACGACGACCGATGGCTCCATCCTGCTTGTGCCGAATGGCACCGGGGCGCTGCAAGTTGGTGCGGGCGGCGGGACGCGCGGCTCCAATGCGGTGGACCTGCAGATGTCGCGGGCCGAGACATCGCAAGTTGCCAGCGGGACAGGGTCGATTGTCGCCGGGGCGAATAATGTGGCCGCGGGCAACTACAGCGTGGCGCTTGGATACACCAACAGTGCGGCCGGTCTCTGCTCTGTGGCCCTCGGGGAAACTTGTGTCGTTGGTGCGGATGCCGAGGCGGGGTTTGCGGCCGGGCGTAGTTGCGCTGTCACCGGCTCGCATTCGGTGGCGGTCGGGTACCAAGCGGTCGCCGACCATCCTCATCAGATTGCGTTTGCGGGCGGCTATTTCGAGGACCCGGGCGACGCGCAGATCAGTACGTTGGTCGCCAAGGTGGCTACGTCCGATGCCACGGAAACCGACCTGAACTTGGCGACGGCGTCAGACCGCATGACGCTTGCAGACAAGGATTGCTGGTTCTTTGAGATTCACGTGACCGGGGTGCAGTCCGACCTGTCTCACGCCTTGGCGATGAAGTTTGAAGGCTTGGTCAAGCGTGATGGCAGCACTACGTCGATTGTCGGCGGCGTCTTGAAGACGATCATCTCGCGGACGGACTCGGCTTGGGATGCCCGTGTGGTCGCAGACGATACGAATGACGCGCTGGTGGTCAAGGTGACGGGCAAGGCGGCAACGGCGATTCGTTGGGTGTCGCGGGTTCATTTGACTGAGGTGAGTGCACCATGACCTTGGTTATCGACAGCGTTGCGAACACTCTTCAGTCGGATGGCGACCTGGTACTGGAATGCGGCGACGATGGCTGTGTGGTGATTGACGGCTGCGAATGGCCGACGGCGCTGGGGTTTGCTGGGCGCATGCTTACGAACGAGGCTGGGTCGGTGAGCTGGCA